AAGGGCTGCCGTGTGCAGACGATGATGTTCGGGAGGCTGATTCCGGCGTGGTTCCCGCATGGGGATTACGAGAAGGTTTATGCGGAGGATAAGGACTTGCGGACGCCGCAGTATGGGCGACGGAAGCGGGTGGGGTAAAAATAGTGCTTTACAGGGGCTGGATTTTACTATAGGCGCTAAGGATTAGGGTGCGAAACTTCCCGCGATAATGGGGTCGAGAGCATCTGTTGTGTTTCTTTTGCGTGAATTCTGCGTCAAGGGATGCGGGACGCGCAACGCGCCTTTAAGGATTTCATGCCCTCCACCACCGCGATAGCGCGCCCTGTTGGGCGACCGCCAACTTATGATTCTGACTTTGCTGACTGGGCGCGTAAGTTCGCGCGGCTTGGCTCGACGGAGCAGGATTTGGCTGATGCGTTTGGCGTTTCGGTTAAGACGATTCGTTGTTGGAAGGATGATATTCCTGAGTTTGGTATAGCCCTAAAAGAGGGCAAAGAGCGCTCCGATGCTGAAGTTGCGCATCGGTTATACACTCGCGCTACGGGCTACTCGCGCAAGGTTGTGAAGGCCCTCCTTGACCGAGAAGGCAACGAGATGCTCATCGAGTACGAGGAAGAAGTGCCACCTGACACGACGGCGTGCATCTTCTGGCTCAAGAATCGTCGCTCCGATCTCTGGCGCGACAAGCGCGAGCATGAGCACACCGGCAAGAATGGTGGGCCAATCGACATGACCCTCGGACCTTCGGAGGCGTACCGCCGGTTACGTGAGGGTTAACGCTTGCTGGGATTCCCGTTCGATTGGCGCAATCCCAATTATGAAGCGGTCTTCTCAGAGCGCATCAAGCGCCTTGAGCGGCTGCGCGCGGATCCTAGTCTGCTGGAACCGCTGAAGCTCTATTATCGGGATAATCCGGCGGATTTTGTTTCTGATTGGGGAACAACACTCGACCCGCGCAATGTGGAGCGCGGTCTTCCGGCCTTGGTGCCATTCGTGTTGTTCGAGCGTCAGGTCGAGTGGATCGATTTCGTCATCAAGTGCTGGCGTGACCAGCGACCAGGCATCACCGAGAAGAGTCGCGACAGCGGTGTATCCTGGCTCAGCGTCGCGCTCGCGTGTACCCTTTGCCTGTTCCACCGCGGCCTCGCTGTGGGCTTCGGGTCGCGCAAGGAGGAATACGTCGACCGGATCGGTGACCCCAAGTCGCTGTTCTACAAGGCGCGACTTTTTATGGACGAACTGCCGGTTGAGTTCCGTATGGGTTGGGAATCCGATCGTCACGCCCCGCACATGCGGATCATGTTCCCGCAGAGCGACTCGATCATAACGGGTGAGAGCGGCGATAACATCGGCCGTGGCGATAGGAAGTCGATCTACTTTGTCGACGAAGCGGCGTTCCTGGAACATCCGCTGATGATCGACGCGGCTCTTAGCCAGACGACCAACTGCCGGCAGGACGTGTCGACGCCCAACGGTCTGGGCAATCCGTTCGAGCAGAAGCGCCACGCGGGGAAGATAGAGGTCTTCACCTTCCACTGGCGCGATGACCCGCGCAAGGACGACGGTTGGTACGCGAAACAGGTCGCGGACATTGACAATCCGATCATCGTCGCCCAGGAGCTCGACATTGACTACGCGGCCTCGGTCGAGGGTGTCCTAATCCCGCACGCCTGGGTGCTGGCCGCGTTCGATGCGTGCGAGAAATTGGGCATCGAGCCTAGCGGCGAGAGCGTAGGCGCACTGGACGTGGCCGACGAGGGCGGCGACCTGTTGGCTTTCGCCGTGCGTCACGGCGTCGAGGTCAAGTGGCTGGAGGAGTGGCCCGGCAAGGGTGCGGATATCTTCAAGTCGGTGGAGCGCGCGTTCCGCATTTGTGACCATTTCGGACTCGAAGGATTTCGCTACGATTCTGACGGACTCGGCGCCGGGGTACGCGGCGACGCTCGTGTGGTGAACGTCCAGCGTGGTTCGGCTGGTCAACCTAAGATCAGCGCGACGCCGTACCGCGGCTCGGGCGCAGTGTGGAACCCCGATGGCCAGGACGTGCGCGGTCGCAAGAACAAAGACTTCTTTGCCAATTGCAAGGCCCAGAGTTGGTGGGCTCTGCGGGAGCGGTTTCGTAAGACGCACCGTTGGATCGTGGGCGACGAGGACGGTGTCAAGGTGCGGTGTAGCCCGGACGAGATCGTCTCGCTGTCCGCCACGATCGACCAGGGTGATAATCCTAGGATGCGGTTGAAGCTGGCAGCCGAATTGAGTCAGCCGACATTCGCTACCACGGCAGTCGGGAAGATCGCTATCGACAAGGCACCGGAGGGCACGAAGTCGCCGAACCTGGCCGATGCGGTCGTGATCGATTTCGCGCGAGGTCTGGGCGAGATGAAGATATCCGAGGGATTGATGACGCGGGCTCGCGTTGCTACGGTCGTTACTGCGATGCAGCCGACCGAAGGCGCGCAGAAGCCGGTCAGTGGCTCGGGGCTGTATGTGTCCAATGCGTTATTGTATCGAGCCCGCGATCCGCAGGGGGCCGGTAAAGTAGGCTATCGATAGCTAACTGAGGATATTAATATCTTGATCATCGCCTGCAAGCATCCCAATGGCCTCAATTGCGGCGGCGTCGTGCTGCGCGGACCGGCCGTCGAGGGCACGCCGATCGGCGAGGTGGCGCAAGTCGTTGGCCAGGACCCCACTCTATACGGCGGGTACCGCCTGAACCACGTCGACGACGTGCGCGACTTCCCCCGCTGGGCGCAGGACAACGCGCAGAGTGACCTGGTGCGCCAGGGCGTGGTCGTCTGGGGCGACGACGAGGCCGAGGTCAAGACGAAGATATTCGAGGGCCGCAGGAGCGGGAGCTTCGCGTCCGGTGCGCCGGCCATACAGCACGTGTTCTAGGAGCGTTATCCTTTGGCCATCACCGTAGCGACGACAAACAGTAACCAGACGCTGACGCCGCTCACCGCAGTAGCGCGGGTAGCGCAGATAGCCGCGGGAGGTTACGCGCTAGGGCAGCACGTTCTCAAGGACGGTGTTACCTGGAAGTCGATAATCGATAACAACACGTCGGTCCCAGGTGAGTCGGGCACGTGGAGCTTATTTTGCTGAAGCGATGCCCTCCAACCTAAAGCTCGTAACCCCGACCATCCCCGCGCTTGAGGCGGCGGTCGCGCGCAACCGCGCCGGCCCGCAGCTCAGGGTGCCAGATGCTGCGCTGCGCCGGGGCCGAGCGCAGTCGATGACGAAGGCGCGCGCTGCGTCGATGCTCGCGGAGGGCGAGCGGGTCAAGGCGCTCTTCAGCGCAGCCCCGCCCTTCCCTGGTGTGGTGCCGAAGGACGAGCCCAAGATGGCGCTGGACTCGCAGACGATCGAGGTCGTCGCGTGGTCGCAGCAGTGGGCTGCTAGCTCGGCGCTGGCCGAGGGTCAAGGTTGGTTGGGCTACCAGCTGCTCAGCGAATTAGCGCAGCGGCCCGAGTACCGCGCAATAACCGAGACCATCGCGTACGAGATGACCCGCGAGGGCATCGAGTTCCAGAGCGCGGGCAAGGAGAAGAAGACCGAGCGCATCAAGCGCCTGGAGGACGCGTGCAAGCGCCTCAAGGTCATGGACGTGCTGGCCAAGGCCGCGGTGCACGACGGGTTCTTCGGCCGCGGGCACGTGTACATCGACACTGGCTACACCAGCGAGCGCGAGGAGCTCAAGACGCCGATAGGCGACGGCCGCGGCGCGCTCAGCAAGCTCAAAGTCTCGCCCGAGCGGCCGGTGGTGGCGTTCCGCAACGTTGAGCCGGTGTGGACGTACCCCACGAGCTACGACAGCGCCAACCCGCTGCGCGAGGACTGGTACAAGCCCACCACGTGGTTCGTCATGGGCACCGAGATCCACGCTACCCGGCTGCTGACGTTCATCGGGCGCGAGGTGCCCGACCTGCTGAAGCCGGCCTACTCGTTCGGCGGCCTCAGCATGAGCCAGATGGCCATGCCGTATGTGCAGAACTGGCTGCGCACCCGGCAGGCGGTGGCTGACCTCATCTGGTCGTTTACGGTATTCGTGCTCAAGACCAACCTAGGCGAGTCGATGCAGGGCGACGGTCAGCAGCTGTTCGACCGCGCCGAGCTGTTCAACCTGATGCGCAACAATCAGGGGTTGATGATCCTCGACAAGGATTTGGAGGAGTTCGATAACGTTAGCGCGAGCTTGGCTGGGCTTGAAAATCTTCAAGCCGCCACTCAAGAACATATGTCATCTGTGTCGAAGATACCCCTGGTTAAGCTGTTGGGCATTCAGCCTGCAGGATTGAATGCAAGTTCTGAGGGTGAAATCCGCACGTTCTACGATTGGATCGCAGCGTACCAAGAACATTTTTTCCGGGACAATCTCAACCGGATGGTGGATTTCGTTCAGCTCTCCGAGTTCGGCGATATTGATCCAGATATAACGTATGATTTCAAGCAGCTGTGGCAGCTGGACGAAGCTGGCGAGGCCGCGGTCGTCAAGACCCGCGCCGATACGCGTGAGGCGTATCTATCGATGGGTGCGGTCACAGCGGACGAGGTGCGCGAGGCGATCGCCGGCGACAAGGAGAGCCCATTCAACGGCCTCGACCTCAGTCAGCCTTTGCTTGAACCCGATCCGCTGGACGACACGGACCTGATCGGAGGTGAGGAACCGGAACTCGGTGAGCACGAAGATCAGCCCGAGAAGGTGTTTGGTCGCACCCCTGGCGAGGTGACGATACCGAAGGTCAAGGATCCGTCGAGCCGCCTCGCGACGAGCCTGACGTCGAAGGCCGCGAACTTCGGCGGTGCGACGACTGGCGGGTTCCCCGCGAAGGATGTGGCGAAGCCAGACTGATGACCCACCCCATCCAGTCCCACGACTTCGCCTCCGGCGTCTGCGTCCACTGCCACGCGCCCGAGAGCAACGCCTCGCAGAACAGCGAGAAGCCGATCGCGTGCGTGACGCGATGGGTCAGTGGTCACGCGCCCGGCGAAGAGCGCGGTCACACCGGCTTCGCGGCCGATGACTTCAACGCCATCGGCGCGCGGTTCCAGGAGCTACGCCGGGAGCAGGACGAGGCGTTGGCTACGGTGGTGGAAGAAGTAGAATTGACAACTGAATCTGCTACGTTATTAGCTGATACGCACAAGCTGTTTTCGTGGTTTTGTCAGCTGATTGATCCAACGTATTCATCAGGCCGCATGGTGGATGCCATCGGTAAGATTTACTACGTTAGTCGCGAGCCGGGTGAGACACCGCAGGAGTTTGAGCAGCGAGTTAAGAACGCTGTGCTGGTGCGATGACTCCAGCCGAGTTCGCCGCAACCCACGGCCTGGACGCCAAGCCCCGTCGCCGCGACACGCTCGACCCGGTGCGCCCGTCGCCGGCCATCGAGGCCGCGTACCGGAGGAAGCTGGACGCGCTTATCGAATCTATGCAGCGCAGCGTGCTCTATTTCGTAAAGGCCGCGTGGCGCAAGAACACGCCAGAGATGGCGCAGGATGAGTCACCGGCGCGCGGGCTCGCCGCTGCTGTTCGCCGGCTGGCGCGGCGTTGGCAGAAGCGGTTCGACGAGGCGGCCAAGGAGCTCGCCGCGTACTTCGCGAAGTCCGTTGCCGATCGCAGCGACGTGGCCTTGCGTCGCACGTTGGAGAAGGGTGGTATTTCGGTGAAATTTCGGATGACCGCCGCGATGCAAGACGTACTTTCGTCTGCTGTAGAAGAAAACGTTGCGTTGATTAAAAGTATTCCGCAACGCTATTTCCTTCAAGTACAAGGTTTTGTGCAGCGATCTGTTCAGACTGGTCGTGATTTAAAACAATTGACCGATGATTTGGAAAATAATTTTGGAGTGACGCGCCGTCGCGCTGCTTTTATTGCAAGAGATCAGAACAATAAAATCAGTGGAACATTACAGCGTGTACGTCAGCAGGAACTGGGTATCACTCAAGCCCGGTGGGTTCATTCTTCTGCGGGCCGAGAACCGAGACCTACGCATGTTCAAGCATCAAAGGATGGCGTAATTTTTGACCTCCGTGAAGGGTGGCTCGACCCAGCGTTGAACAAAAGGATTTGGCCCGGTTCTGAACCAAATTGCCGCTGTATCGCTAAGCCAATTATTTTAGGATTCTCGTAGTAATGGGCCTAATCCTCCTCATCGTCCTGCTCTTGCTCCTCTTCGGCGGGGGATACGGAGGCTATACGCGCTGGGGCGCTCAGGGCGGGATAGGCATCGGTGGGATACTCCTTCTCCTTCTCGTACTTTATCTGCTCTTCGGTTTAGGTCGTTTCTGATCCCGTGTCTCATCACCACCGCTGGCCCCACTTCTTCAGACGCAGACCCTTCCACCACTGCCGTCCGGTGCTGCACTTCCGCGGCATCGCCATCGAACTCTTGCCGCAGGAGCACATAATCATGGCCTTGACGCTCGAAGTCGGTCAGACCGACGCGCTCTCGATCACCGTGCTGGACTCGAACGGACAGCCGATCGCAAGCCCCACCTTCGACACGCCCCCGGCGTGGAGCAACACGACCCCGGCCACGGAGACGCTCGCGGCTGCCGCGGACGACCTGACCGCGACCCTGACCGCCGTCGCGGTGGGCACTGACGTGGTCAACCTCAGCTGCTCGATCGACGGCGCCGCGTTCACCGCGTCGCTCGACGTGACCGTGACCGCCGCGCCGCAGGTGCCGGCGAGCGTCGAGATCGTGACGGGACCGCCGCAGGGCGTGTAACACCGCCGTGAACTTCCAGTTCTACCTGCACAACCACACACGCCCCGGCCAACGCACGCTGGAGGACCCGCGCGATATCCTTGCGGGCCAACTCGCTGCGCTCGGCCACAAGGTATCTCACGGCGACATGGTCGTGACCGATCGGATCAACGTGCTGTTCGAGGGCTTCTCCGCCACGGTCGTCGACCGCATGGCCGAGGCCCACCGCCACGGCGCGCGATTCCTGATCGTAGCGACCGAGCGTCCGACCCCGGAAGGCTTCAACGGCGGCATCAGTCGCGCGATGGTCGACCGTCAGGCGATCTTCCCGGAGGCCGCGCGCTACGCCGACGCCATCTGGACACTGATACCTGGCGACGACACGCTGGAGTGGTACAGCCAGCATGCGCCGACGGCGTACGTCGAGCTGGGCTACGCGCCGAGCCTCGTGCGCCGCGTTCGCGTCGATCCCGACCACGGGTTCAGCTTCCACGGTTCGGTGACCGACCGTCGCCGCACGATCTTCCAGAAGCTCGCCAAACGGTTCACCAAGCGCGGCGGCGCGGTGACGAGCTTCGCCGATGGCGGGAGCCGCGATGCGCTGGTCTCGCGCGGCAGGATCGTGGTCCAGGTCCGCGCGTTCGACGGCATGGGCAGCGTCTCCAGCAGCCGGTGCGCCACGGCGCTCCACCTGGGACGCCCGGTCGTGGCGGAGCCTCACGAACTCTCGAAGCCCTGGGACGAGATCGTGCACTTCTCGAAGTCGCTCGACGCGTTCTACGACGACGTGCCGGTCAAGGGCATCGCCTGGCGCGACGAGCACGAGCGCCAGTTCGCGCGGTTCGCGAGGCTACTTAGCCCGCAGATGTGCGCGGGACGTGCGCTGCGGGAGACGTTCGCTAAGACTGCGTTAGCCGCATAAGCCTTTGTAGGAGTTAGGAAAATCTCGATCGTTATCTCCGACATTGTGCTCTACGGCGCGAGTCAGATGCCCGAGGCCGACGGCGTGACCGTCGGCGGCGTGATCAACTTCAAT